CTCCCAAGAACGGTGGTTCTCAGTACGCCCTCACCGCGCTTCTCACCTCGCTGATCTCCGTGATTGTCTTCATGGTCATCTCCCGCATCAACGGAAATGTGAAGAAGCCCGCCCAGCCCATCTACGCGATTACCCGCTAGATGTTCTAGGGTATGTACGTGCTTTTTTATTCATGAAAAACATAATCATCAATCCGATGACGACGATTAAGGCGATGTAGATGTATTCTTTTTTCCATCTTTGAACATTCTTCTGTACTTCGGGAATGCCCACAGGTGTTTCAATCTCTTCTTCCAGGGGAATCTTTGTTAGGTTTTCCAATTTATCTGTAGACCCAGTGATTTCAAACTTCAATACATGTTCTTGATTTCTGAAATCATAAGGAACGAGTCGACCGTGACTCATATAGAAAAACTCTACACGAATATCCCGAATAAACTTTTGCGGTCCAGAATGAAAATGGTGTATGAAATGATCATCTGCACCATTAAAGTTTATGAAATCCGAACCATCTAGGAGGATATGGCCCGTATAAAATGGAGTCGACGTGTACACATCTTGAGTGAAAATATCCGAACCACCCGATAGACGGACGACGAGTGAATTTGGACCTTCCAAGTTAATCGCACCGGAAACAATCTCACCCGAAGCATTCGACGTGTAATCCTTTGACCCAAATCCCATAACCTGATGAGGTGTTGTCAGAGAGAATGGACTCTGATACCCATTCGTCCCAGAGAAAAACTCAAACGTAAACGCATTCGAAGAACCCACGTTGGAGAAGTTTAAGGTATTCGTCTCTTCATCGAAAACAACCAAACTCACGTTAGACTCTGGTGGTGCGAGGATAGTTTCCAGATCTTCTGCGAGAACATGACCATTCGAATAATTTGTCGAGTCGAGTGTAATGTCGACACCATCGACACTGAATGTGTTATTCGTGGGACACACCATGAGTTGAGGCGTAGGAATTCGAGCGGAGACCAACTTGATTTCGGAAACGTCATAGATTGGGTTTTCCAGTGTGATGACGTAGTCGTTTATGTCGGGGTAGACGTTGCTTTTACGCTGACTACTATCGATAGAGAGGGAGTACACCTTCATTAAAATATAGGTACAATATTTTAATGACTGTTTTTGTCTACCGCGCATTAGAAATTAAGCGGAGAGGGAGTGCGCGAGAGGGTTGTTCTGGAGCTGACGCTTCGCGATATCCAGAGACTGTGTGTTGGGATTCGCGTTACCCTTGTACGCGTTGAACTGATGGAACGACTTTTGCTTGTACTGCTGCGTCCAACCACCGTTCGCACCGTTCATACGACCGTCGACACGAGATGTATCAGAGCGAACCGCCGTGAGCGCACCACCCTGCTTGAGAGCAGACTCACGAACGTTCATACGACCAGCGTTGCCCATGCGGTTAGGCTTACCGCGGCGATCCTCGGGGCGGAAACCGTACTTCATGAGCTCCTCGTTCGTCTTCGCAGTAACTTGCGCCGCAGCGGTGTTCGTATACGCACCACGGAAGTTTGTGATACCGGGCTGAACCTGGTTGTAGTAGTTGTATTGCGCGTCGTTGCGATCACTCTTGAAACGCGTGGGGTCCTGGGACACAGTCTGAGCGGATACGAAACGCTTCGCGCCGTTGAAACCGAGACCATCTGTGCGAACACCAGTCTCCGAGCGGTTCGTGGTACGTTTCGTCTTTTCGTGTTCGTTGCGGGGAACGACACCAGACATACCCTGCGCCCGACCCGCCATGACAGGCCGCCTCGAGGGTAGGTGCGCGGTCGTTTCGGGTTTGTTATGGGTGAGTTCACCGACAACGGCCGAGCGACCACCAGTAATGTCCATCGCTGGACCGGAACGACCGGGAAGAGTGGTGAGCCTGTATTCACCGACGTTCACGGGGTTCACCCTAAACATCTGCTGGTATCCACCGACCGCGGGGGTATCGGCACCCACACCAAGACCTGGACCGACCAGCTGCTTCTCCACCGGAGACAGGTTATTCATGCGACCCTGATCATACATGCGGTTACGCATGTTCAGGATTTCCTGACCACCACTACGTTGCTGCATGGAAATGTCACCAAAACTCTCCATCTCCCTCTTCTGAGGCCTGTCAACGATGGGTTCGAAATTGTTGTTTACTATCTCTACGGGAGCTTTGACTACTGGGGGTGGTTCGAAAATCTCCTTCGGTGGAGGTGGAACAGACTTAGTACTCAAAGTTCGACCGGCGTATACGAGACCGGCCACAGCCATGAGCGAAATGGGATCAGCCATTCTTACTTCTTACCGACATTTTTATTAGCGTACCTTTGCTGAAAGAGACCATTCTGGACTTCGGCGCGGGTGCTCGCAGGTTCGTATCGAATCGTGCGAAGAGGAACTTTACATTCCATGTTTGTCAGGGGGAAGAGTTTGCGCTCATAGGTTTGGACGATATGCTTATTGAAACGGGATGTGGTTTGGGGGCGAAGTTGATCACTGGTGTCGATGTATTGGGCTGGGGAACCCTTACCAGCCATATAGGGGGCTGTACCATATAACATGGTGTTGGGGCGGCAACCACCACAGTTAAGACCACTGGGCTGAGGATACACAAAAATTTCGTCGTTCGCTTTGACTGGGGGAATGGCTCCCTTGTTTTGAACTCGGGAAAGGCCAGGTTGAAGCTGATACGCCATTTACTATTACATAAGAATATTTATCTACGATCTCCATCTCTACCGAGACCCCTGAACGCCTCGAGCTGAGCACCCCTCGCGTTCGGGTTACAGTATTTGCTATCGGTCTTACACATGGGACCGTTCTTGGGACCATACAACCATTCAGCAAATGCCGTCTGGTCACCTGGAAGTTTCGACACAGGAGTTGTCACGAACTGACGATCGACCCCATTCCTCATATACTTGGGAAGGGGTGACCGCGATCGTCCACCATCCATAGGAATGCGTTCACTCGTGTAACTGTTGACGAAGGGCTTCACGGTGGGGTAATAGCACGCCTCCAACCTGTTCGGTGCATCCGTGTAATCCGTGATGAGGACATTTCCCATGGGATTATCTTCTGTGGGCATCTGACACAAGGCACCATCAACAGTACTCCCATGCGTCTCTGTCACCATCTTCGACCGATAAAGAACGAATATAACGGATAATACGGTCGCACCCAAGACGAAGATCCTGGGATCACGACGAATGATATAAATGAGACAAGTGGCATAGATAACAAACCGAGACGCGGCGTTGATGCGATCTTCTGGAGTTTGATCACTGGTTGGCCAGAACTGAGAAACCTTATCACCTCGGATGAGTTGCTGAGGATCGTCGAACCAGACGTTCATTTAGTATATGTTGAGGTTTATTTTTTGGGGAGGTTACCAAGCATATTTCCCATCATCTTCATGAGTGCATCCTGGTTCAACTCACCATCATCACCTTGCATTTTATCGGCACATTCCTTCGCGATACCCTCAATCATCTTGAGAGTATCATCGGGAATGGAGGTGATCGTCGTTCCGAGCATGTACAGCGTCTGGAGGTACTGCCATGTCGCAGACTTGGTACCAGTAGACATGCGCTCCCAGTACGACTTGATGTTGAGATCCTTGAGAAAGTCAATCGTATCAATCTCCTTGAGTAGGAAAGTTTCATCCTTCGCTGAAATCTTATCCGCATACGGGCTCACACCCTTCATGAACGCATCCACGACGAGACGTGGGTTGGTGGACTTCAAGACGTCGAACGACGTCATCATCTTCTTAATGCCTTTTTCCTCTGGAAAAGTCTTGTGCAATTCCACAAGAAATTGACCCATCATATCGTTAAACGCAGTAACGGACGCCATTTTCTTATTTTATTCGTGTAATCTTTAAGTTAAAAAGGCTCACTGGAAATCGTTTCCTTTTGCCCTATACCACCTGAAACGATGAAGAACACGAGGATCGCGTTGAGAGCCGCTGGTTTCGTGTACTTGTTAAGTTCGAGTTTTCCTTCGTTATTGAGATGCGCCTTGAGATGAATGTACCCCGCGGTTATACCACCCGCGATCAGCGCCGCGCTCATGGGATCGCGAAGATAGTCGGAGAGTTCCATTTAATTATAGCGGGGATTTTTTGTACGCTGTTCGGGTGCATCACCAAAGAGAACATCATCTTCCCCCCCGGGCTGGTGCTGAGGTTCGGGCTCGGGCTCTGGCTCGTGCTCATGCTCGGGTTCGAAGCTGGGCTCGGGAGCCTGAACACCTGGAACTGTCTTGAATTCATTCTCGAGTCCGGTGGGTTCAGGGTCAGGTTCCATCATGGGCTCTGGCTCTGGCTCCATCATGGGCTCTGGCTCTGGCTCCATCATAGGCTCATCCTCTGTCACGTCAGGGTCAACACCATCCTGAATTTCACCATCGAGGGAGATGTCACGAGTCTCTTGGGACATGTACGTCTGAAGAATCTGCTGCACAGGAATGAGCTCCTTGACTGTGTTTTCAATACAGAGGGTGAAGCGCGTCGTCAATTTTTCATCCCTGAAATACTCACTTTGTTCTTCACTGAAGATGTAGGGATCTTTATACAGATCCTTGGCGATGTTGTTATAGCACGTCTGGATGAAAACCTCCTCGGTGGGTAGTTTCAGGGAAATCTTCTTATTGTCCGCCTTGAGACGGACAGCAGAGAGAATCTTGGTACACGCCACAAATACAGCGGCGAGAAGATCACTAAACCAGGCACACCGATTCGTGATGTTATCAGAGTGGTTCTTGGACATGGCGTTAGACCAGTTAGGAACTTCCTTCAGAAGTTTCTGGAACATGATGAGCACCTTGCGACCCTTCGAGAGAGACACGGATTCGTTGTACATATCCTGAAAGACTTCAATCATAGGTGGGCACATGATGAGACACATCTGCCCCAAATACTCCTTCTTGGCCTCAACCAAGATATTGAGGTTATCCATTTATGATTAAAGTGGTTTTTAATTTAGGAATTTACTACGCACTTCCCCTGTACTTGTTCGCAATCTTTTTAAGGTTCATGAGATTTGGGAAGTCCGCCTCTTCATCCTTTTCAATCTTGACTTTCTTCTTTTTTGGAATAATCCACGACACATAAATGTCGTTGTCACTCACCAACTTAACGGTAAATCCACCGAGAACAAATTGTCTCGCGATGTATCTCGCAGCCGCACTTCTATCGAAAACTGGGTATCCAATGAGAAATGCTGGAACTGTTAGGAAAATCTGTTTGTGTCCAAGTTCGACTGTTTGTTTAATCTTGGCGGAAAACTGATCATAAATTTTTTTGTAAATTTCTTTACGAATCTGTTTTCGCTTTTCATCAATCTTCGTGACATCATCGATGCTGATCATTACAATTACTGTAATTTATTTTTCAGGGAATCTAACTCAGCTTTCGTGGGAACAGCCACCTCTTTGACGAGATTATACTCCAGGAATGCCTTACCAGGAGATCCATCTGTGAATGCCTTCACATTAGATGGAGCCTGGACACCGAGTGGCTGCGACCGAAGCGACGTCAGGGTAACCTTACCGTTTCGCTCAACATCATACGACGCGACGACAGAGAACCCGAACGAGAATCCACCCTTCTTCACGGCCATGAACATACATTCATAGATATCCTTGTCTTCACCCTTGTAATGACGAACCATCGTCGTCTCGATGATGTATGTACAAATACCGGTACGCTTCGAAATCTCCCGATTGGCTTGAAGCACAAACTCTTCGATGTTGTCATTGTCGACACTCGCCTCAACCTCTTTATATTTGGAGAGATCTGGTCTGGGGTCATCAAGCTTCACCGACCCGACTGGCTTCGCGTGGCCTGAGAGACCAAACACTTCCGTGAAGGATTCGTGGGAAGTTGTGATGCAAATTACCAACACGATGAGAATGATCGCGATCAAGTAACTCATGTTTACTATAATGCGTTAATTTTTTTTTACAAAATACCCTATAGATAGTAGATGTCGCTCCTGAT